TCAGTTAATTCGGACTCGGAAATCTTCAGATTTGGCTTGCAAAACGGTATTTTCATCCTTTTCCTCTATTACAGGTTTACATATTGAACATTCCCCTGGTGCCATATAGCTGCCTGCAACAATCTGTCTTACGCTCTCACATTTCATGCATTTTATAGATATGAGAGTGGCCTTACTCACAGTACCTCTATTTAATAGCTCGTACCCTTTATCAGATAGTGCGCTCTTTACACCATTTATTGACAATTTCTTCGGCATTTAATCATCTCCTTACTTAAAAAACTTCCTCAATATTTCTTTTAGCCTATCCAATCTATCATAATCAACAAATTGATTATTTCCTATATAGCAAGAATTAGTGTGAACAAAATCTGCATTTGGAAAATCCCCACTATACTGGGCTAAAAATGGATGTTTAGTGAGATTTCCCCCCACTATAGGGGATCTACTTTCTATTTCATTCTCTTCAAGAACCTTTAAGAAATCTTTCAACATCTCTTTCTTTCTAAATATAAAAGGTAAACAAAAAGAAGATATACCTTCACTATCAAGTAACAATAAGTGATCTCCGTAAGGCTTACAAATCCCTAAAAAGTATTTGTAGTTTTCATTCCTTTTATCTATAAACTCATCAATCTTTCGTAGTTGTTGCAATCCTACCACCGCGTTGAATTCGCTATTACGTAAATTGAAGCCATCAGTAAGGAACAAAAAAGAAAAATTAGCATCTGGATACCTCTCCTTTATTTCTGCATGATATTGTTCTGGTAGCTCTCTAGCCAACCCATGAGATCTCTTTAGTAACAGAAGCTTATATAACTCCTCATCATCTGTACAAACCATCCCACCTTCAATTGAAGTTATATGATGTCCCCAATAAAATGAGAAGGTTGAACCGATCCCGAAGTTGCCTACTTTAATCCCATCTATAGTGGCTCCATGTGCCTCGCAGCAATCCTCAATCACCATCATACCTTCTGGGATACCTGCAGGAATACCTAATAAATGAGTGACAAAAATTGCTTTAGTATTTGGTGTTATTGCAAGCACCATTTTATAGTGGTTAAAAGATAGGTCATATAAATTTATATCTACAAACACAGGTTTCAATCCAAGCTGGATTATGGGAGCCACGTTAGTACTCCAAGTTACTGTAGGAACTATAATCTCAGCTTCGGGACCCCATCTATATAACTCTTTCAAAGATGCTATCAAAAGGAGATTCGCACTCGATCCAGAATTAACAAACACTGAGTATTTTGTGCCCAACCACTTTGAATATGTCTCTTCAAACTCCAGTACCTTTTCACCTTGTGTAAATCTTTTAGTAGTTTTAACAAATTCAGCTAAAAGATTGATATCTACTTCATCTATAGCATTTTCCTGTAATGGCCAATTCATAGTCCCTCTATCTGTTTGAATATGTCTGTGAACCTTTTTTGGTACGTATGATCTTTCAAAGCCCTCTGATAACCAGCTTCTGCAATAGTCTGTCTATCATTCTCATTATCTAAATAAAAGCCTATTTTAGTAACAGCTTCTTGTTGAGATTTAAAAGTCTCTATCTCTTTACCTAACTCAAAATATTCCTCTAATCCATCTGCATATTCTGTAAGCAGAAATGCTCCACACATAGGAATGGCAAATGCAGAGGCTTTTATTTGCTGAACATCATTATTAGACCCCCTCGCAAAATGCAAATTAATTCTAGAGGAGTTATATACTTTTATCATATCTTCAAACGAAATATATCCACCGGCTTGTCTACCAAAAACTTTGGTTTGGGAAAAGTTCTTTTTTATGTATTCTAAATATTCACGCCTATTGCTATGTAATTGTCCAACAAAAGAAATATTAGTAAATTTAGGAAAAGGTAACTTCATATAATATTTTGGGTTAGCCGCCCATTGAGTCTTTATGGCTTTGTATCCTAACTCTTTACACTTAATAGCTGTAACATTATCTGTAGTTAAGGTGTAATCAATATGAGGACAGAAGGCAAGCGAAAAACTCTGTCTCCACTGATCGTCAGATCCCCAACATAATATCTGTGATCCCATTTCTCTAATTCTATCTAATGTGTTAAGTCGTATATGATCTTGATACGTATGATAAAATACATACTCAGGCTTCTCTTTCTTAACTAAATCTATTAATTCTGTATTCATCTTCTTAACGCCGAGTATGTTGCTTCTATCTATATAGTTATAGCTAATGACATTCTTAAATATGTCTTCTAGAGGCGCAACTAGATTCTTAGTCAAATCATATGTTACATGCAGCATAAGAACTAGAATAGTTTTATCTATCATCATATCTTTAACTCTCTTACATCTACGAAACTGTCACTATACCAATGATATTTTATAGTATCCTTTTCTCTTTTGGTTATCTCTCGATATAAACCACCACATTTTGGTGATTGAATAGGATTTATATTTTCCTGTTCTGGTGGAGTTTCATATTCATATTCGTATAATCTAAGCTCTCTACCCCAAGTTTCATAAACTATATCAATTAGTTCTGTAGTATAATACTCTCTATAATCTCTATGAACACCCACACGTTGGTTTGGTAGAGAAGAATCAAAAGCTACCTTATAATGATATGACATAATAGACAAATCTTCTCTTAAAGTTTCTGTTCTATTTATCCAATCAACTGCTATATTACCATTAGAACAAAACACAGGAAAAAATATAAACTTTCTATTGGGCCATATATCTTCTCTATCAGATATAGTTTTTATTAGATAATCAAATCCCCTTTGGGCTGTTCCGTAATCATAATGATCAACATTCCTATATCTCTCAGTCCATCCAGCAGCATGTTCTAAATAGCTAACTAACCAACTAAATATGTTTCTAACATTACAAAATACCTTTAAGTTTTTAACAAGCTCAAGGCTTGGAAGTTTAAGATCTGCCCTATCAGAATCATGATATTCGTATATAGGATTTGGTATGCCATCTTTGTGTACAATCCATCCATGCCCCAAATCTTTCATATTAGATAACATGTAGGGTTCATCAGTTTCTTCTTGTATTATAGTTGTTCCGCCAGTCTTAGGTATATGTAAAAAACCAACTATAGTTTTTGGTTTTTCTGACATACTATTTATGCTACCATCCAAATTCACTTTAAACATTGAAGTCATCTTATACCTTGGGTCACTTTCTTATCAGCTTCTTTCAATAAAGAAATCCTGATATCATCTGGAAGAGGGTACGATTTTATAATTGATTTATATGTATTCAAGTAATCCTTTTTAGCAGGTCCTATATCCCCCTTACCAGACCATCTATTGCCAGGAATAATTCTCTTATATAAATATGTATCTTTCACATGCTTTATTTTACCACTAAGCATCAAATGAAAAATGTGTAGGTAATCATCCCCCCAACCTACAACATTGTATGGCTTAAATAACGTTGCTGTTTTTTCCATAGCACTCTTACGAATCAAACTATGATATATATTGGCCTTACCACCACTTTCAGGCATAAACATATAAGTCTTTGCGTTTTCTATACAATCAACATCTTCATACAATTCCGACAGATCCAACAATTCTTTACCTTCGTAGCTATCATTATACCTTATAGTATAGATATCTGGAAAAGCTATAACTACATCATTATCTTCCTCTAATGGTACAATTAAAGACTCTAAATAATTTGGGGATATTATATCATCATGACCAGCAACAAGAAAATATTTTCCAGTACTCAATTCATATGCCTTTGGTCCAGCTTTAAATACCCCAGCATTGATTTTATTTCGATGTAGTTTAATTCTATCATCATTATAACCCTTACATGTCTTATATAACCCATCTGTAGAGCAATCATCTATTATAATCAATTCGAAGTCTGTAAATGTCTGTGATAAAATAGAATCCATAGTTTCTTTTAAAAAGCCCATAGAATTATACAATAATAATACAACACTTACTAACATTGTAGCATCTCCTGTAAGATTGTCATTCTAATATTCTCATAGTCTTTCCAATCATCAACTCCAATTAACCATTTCTTTACTAAGTTAGCAAAGTCGGGCACAGAAAATTTGAATATACCATTCGATTTCAGTACTCTCTTAACCTCATATAGGAATATCGGCTCTTCCTTAAAAGATAGATGTTCTAATAAAGCATCTGCTCTAACTTCATCAACTGAATTATCTTCAAATGGGAGATTAAATATATCGTACTGCTTAACAATCAAATCATCATCAAATTTATATGTGGGATATCTCACCCTTAACTCATCTAAAGTATCCCAGTCAACATTGATATAGCCCTTAAGAGGTCTTCCGCCACAACCTAAGTTTAATTTAATCATCCCTCACTCCTGAACTGATTATACCATAACATTGTGGGTTTTAATTTATGAATTAACCTATTTTGTATTCTTATATCTTCTACAGTCTCTTCTGGATGTCCTTTTATCATACTGGCTGCTGTTTTTATACCAAGCTTATTGGCATTCTCAAAGAATTCTATGGTTTGATCTGAGGTAACTCCTTTATTATATATATCGAGCATTCTATTAGATAGACTTTCAACGCCAACGTAAAATCCTACACATCCAGCATCTTTCATTAATTTCATTGTCTCATAGTCTACAGTATCCACTCTAGATTCACAGGCGAATTCGAGATTAACGTTGTTCTTAATCATAAGTTCACAGAGCTCTATGAGTCTTTTCTTGTTACAGGTGAAGTTATCCTCTCGATAATAGACTCCCTTACCACCAATAGATTTGATGTACTGTAAATCGTCTAATACCCTCTCTGCAGAATAGTACGTATATACACGACCCCAAATCTTCTTAACACTACAGAATGAGCAATTGAATGGGCATCCGCGTGAGCTATTGACAACTACAATAGGAGTTGTTTTGCTAAATGGGTACTCCCATGTGTATATGTCCCTGTTGAGGAATATACCATAGGGGTATCTGGGTAGTTCATCTAAGTTCTTTATCCTATCTGTTGTTATGACTCTCTCAATAAACTCTTCATTAACCAATGGTACAATGATCTTTTCTGCCTCACCTCTAACAATATAAGATACCTTCTCAGGAAAACTATCTGGATAGAGGTATGCGTGAGGACCACCAACTGCAATAACTTCACATTTCAACTTATCTATACTATCAAATATATCATCTGTACAGACCGAAGCTGTGTAGATACCAACAAAACTATAGTCTTCAAAGTTATCTTTGTCCCAAGCATTAGGGGCACAATATCTATCAAATATTTCAACATCAATATGGTTCTGTTTAAGAACCGAATATAGCATACCGATTCCTATTGGAAATCTCTTCTCGTCAGTCGCAAAACGGTGAGGTCCTACTAAGCAATCTTCATTAGGTTTAGCTGTTAATAGTGCTACTCGCATACTTCTAATTCCTCATATTCGGGTAAACCACGAAAATACATTTCATTATCTATCTGTTCCTGCTTCCTAGTGTGCCCTATATTTAAAGGATTACCATCATTATAAACATAAAGAACATCTGAAATGAACATTTGTTTCTCAAAAGGGACCATCTCCAAGATCGGTATCATCACTGCTTGATCATAGCAACTTTGGGCATAGCTCCCAGCTGGAAGAATAAAGTCATCTTTATCTATTTCATTCCATAAAAACCCCTTAAAGGTCTGTAAGTGAACCGCCCGCCACTCAAAATTTCTATAGTCACATTCTTCAGGATAAGCCTTACCTTCTACAATGTTTTTAGTTTTCCAAATAAAGCTACCATATGTCATCCACGGTGATTCTTTCTTGTATACAGCATCTAAAATCTGTAGTACATATGGGGTACTAAACAAATCGTCAGCATCTAAGATAACTACAATATCATCATCTTCTGGGCGTAAATAGTCAACTGAATTATACAACCACCCCTTATTCTCGTTATTCTCTATGATTAAAGCATCAGTACAAGTTGACAGGGCAACTCTAACAGTCCTATCTGTACTAGCGTCATCAACTAAAATATGTGTATAGTTCTTATATGTTTGTGCTGCAACACTAAGTAAATGTTCCCTAATATAATCTTCACAATTAAATCCACAACTAAAAATCAAAAATCTGTTTTCCATTATTGACCCCAAATTCGTGGTATTTCTTTACCCGCTATTAATCCCTCTAGTATATTTTCAAATTCTATAAGCCTTTTCTCATCAGTATGTTTAGCTCTAACTTCCCTCAAGGCATTAGCTGTTACTTCTGCAACCTGATCCTTGTCATTTAAAATCACATTAGCAACATCAACTATATCTGACATATCATCTTTATACTCAAAATAGCACTTATCTTTGCCCCACAACAACTTTTCCTCTTCCATTCTGTTAGTTAGCATTGCAGTACCACAAAGTGGTATCTCGAATGTTTTAGCTAGTGGTGTATGTAAAAATCCCCCAGTACAAGCCAAACAACCAATATGTTCCTGTAAATAATTTGTATACTCTTTGCCCCAAATTCTACCATACTTTTTGTCTAACTGCCCACTCTCAACTAAAACACTAATAGCTTTTCGTCTTATATCATATGCTGGTTGGCTACTTCTCCAACTTCCTGCAAACCCGATCTTGTTTAATCTTACCCCGTCTGTAGGTTCAAACTCCCATTCATTAGCACTAAATGGTAGCCATACTGACGACATAGGAGCTTTCTCATCATAGTAATGTCTACGAACTAATAGGGAGAAGTTCATCTCTTTATACCAATCAAAAACACTATCATCTCTTCCAACTATATAGTGATCCTCTTCCACAATTACTGATGGAATTGACAATTTACAAATATCTTTTGGAACCCAGTCATAACTCCTAGGAGAATAGAATAAGAAAAGTAAGACATCTGGATGAGTGAGATCTAATAAATCCTTTGCAGTAATCTTCTCATCATATTCAACTGGAGATACTTTGCTATCTTCACCTGGGCCATATACCATAAATTCGTGTGTGTCTCCCCCTAACTTAGCTGCAAAACCAACGCGCGTCCTACTATCGCGGGGGATATATCTATCAAACATCAGTAATATTTTCATTTTATTCTCTGAAGGATGTGGTTAGTCGTATGGCTCCAAGTATAGTGTTTAATCGTACGATCCCTACCGCCCAAACCAATATTACCAATTTGCTCATCTGTAAGTGACTTAGCTTTCTCTACCAAGTCTTCTTTGTCTTTGAATAAGACTATCTCTTTCATATGTTTAAAATATTTCTGTAAGGTTTCTGTCGGATCATAGTGTAAGACGCATGACCCACATCCCATATACCGTAAAAGTCTATTTGAGAAATAGTCTGGATGATTGTATGTGTTCATAGATAACATCATCTTTGAGCTGTTGCAGACTTGGGCGAATTCTTTATTGATGACTGACTTACTGTAGCCTGAACCATATGCTTTTGTGTGGAATCCATTGTTTGCTAAGGCCTGTAAGAAAAGGTCCCTTTCTTGATTCTTAGCTCCTATAAAAGAGATATCAGCCATATAATTAGATACAGCTGGAACTGGCTTAAAAATATCAGTATCACAGCCATCAAACACCAAATGACAATTTTCAACGCCTTCATCTATCATCCACTGTACTGCACCGCCCCCACTACAAAATGAGAAATGAGAAGCTTTAGCTAAAGGTATTGCCCCGCACTGTTTTCCTGTTTCTGGAGGGTCCATGAGCCAATAAATTACTTTTGTAAGCTCACTACAATCTTTAAGAAGTTGCGGATTAACGCCATTAATCTTGCAGCAGAACATCATATAGGGATCATACTTTTTTACAGTATCTAAAACAAGCCGCTCGAAATATGGCATTCCGAATCTCCATATAATCGTCCTATAATTAATAGGTATGACTGGTCGGATCTTAGCAAATGCTTTACAAATTGATACTGTAGTTGATGATTCTACGTCTGATACGCCAATGACTATTATTGGTTGCATACATTCCTCTCTTGTAGATCAAAATATGTGCCCTTTTCTACCACACTTAAATTTCAACTTAATCTTATTGTTTATGTATATCTTGGATAAGAGCTCATCCCCTCTCCTACCTGCGGCATACCCCATAATAAATTCTATTGTTTTTTTCTTATTACTACGCATCTCTCTACCTCCTCTATAGGTTAAGGGTTGGGGGTGATAGAGGCACCCCCATTCAGAGTTAATTAGACTCTTACCCTATTGACTTATCTATCATTTCTCTTAGAATATCTGCGTCTCTCTCTAACACTTTATCATACGTAGTAGGTTTTATTACCCACCAATCTATAGTATGACCTCCACTATCACGACACATCTTAGAATGAACTTCCAAACCCTTCTCCTTAAAAAAGCTGTCCACTGCACGTTTTACCCCATTGTCTGCAGAGGATTTATCGTAATCGTGGCCACCAATAACTCCACCATCTTTGACTTTTTTGTAGTATAATTCAAGCTCAACCATAACATTTTCGTAAGTATGATCAGAATCAAGATAACAAAAATCCAAATCATCTGGGATGTCATCAACAGCATCAACAGATTTCTTTTTAATCCACTCCACCTTGTCTGCTGGATACTGCCTCAAATTAAGGTTTGCTGTTTTTTCAATTTCCTCTGAAGTCTTCACGTCCAATTCTTTCCCTGCATAACTAAGAAATGGGTCAACTAAATACAGCTTCTTAATGTCAAGGAACTGAAGAATATTCGCTGCATTAGCCGCCTTGAAAACTCCTAACTCAACACCAACAAGATCTTTCTGACCTTGTAAATTGCGAAGAGCCGGGCGGTCCAATTTTTCGAACATGCCAGCCTCTTGCAAGTTATAAAGAAAAGTTTGCACATCATCCAACACCTGCTCCGCACTAATACTCATATAACTATTCCCAGGGACAGTTCTAAAAGTAGTTGGTGTGTTAAGTCTATTTTCGTCTACACAATGGCGTTGTCTTTCGTGGCCTATGATATATGAAGGACATCCTGAAAGTAAGCTAATATGAGTTCCCCCACTCTGTGAAGAAATGGAACATACACTTGTATTAAGCCACTGTATAATTCGTTCAGTATCTGGAGTATCGCTTATCAAATTAATCACACTTTGGTCTTTCGGATAATTGCCTAAACAAGCACCTTCCGGTGTGCCCGCTAAAACTACTGTGAATGTCTGTTTCAGACTATCCACTATCCCGTGCCAAACAGAGGGTGGTACGTTTCTATTTGCCGCTCTCGCCCTTCCCCTTGGAAAAATCGTTATGACCGGACGTTCATTGGGGATTGGCGCAGTCGTGTATTTGCAGAAAAGTTGAATTTGATTCTTAGCCCATTGACTGCAACCTCTAGGTGGCCAAATTTCCACAGTATTTTCAGAAGTATGATCGTAGAATCCCCTAAAGTACTCTATCAGACGAGCATACATAACTGGATCTGTAAGTGCTCCTGGAGGAGACTCTGGAGGAGGTGCCTCAAAGCAATCTCGCTCTAGCCCCGCTTCGTAGAAAAAGTTGGGAAGGGCGATTGTTGTGAATACGAAATCTTGATGAAATACGTGCCTATCTAAATCACAAAAACAAATGAACTTATGATCTGGATACTTAGTTTGTTTGAGTTGTCTCATACGTCCTTGTAGCATCTGTAAGTGCCAACCTAATTCTGATATTGAAAAGAATACCACTATCTTCTCGTCCGGCCCAAAATACAATTCTTTATCTGTCATATCTCCTCTAAATTTACCACCATCTTATTCCATTCCACATATTGAGTAACGACAATTTAATTCTTGTCCATACCCACCTTAGCCAGCTAACTTTCCAATCCCTAAAATAGAGCTTCTGTTCAGTTATCATTATTCTTTACCTTTCTTCGCACAAGACGAAGACCGTGTACTGGTCAATACGGAGTCGATAAATAACCAACAGCACCACATCCACATTCATATCCCCAATTATATGATTCTAATTTCTTTTTCTTTCTTTCAATCCACCAATCACGTATAGCAAAAAGATTGACTTTAAAAGAGTATACTGTGTGACCACCTCTTTTAGCTAGGTTGTTCCACAGTTTATTTGGTGATTCATTCATTATTAACGCCTCACATTGTTATCATTATAGATAATACTATCAGCCCATTTGCAGCTAAACCACACATAAGACCTATCAACCAAGATATAATATTTCCTTGTTTATCATAACAACTTATTGATTGTTTCCCCAAAGTAGTTTTGTTGCAACACCTAATTCCTTGGCTTCCTTGCCATTTATCCAAAATTCCTTCCCATCCCGTATTGCGTCCAATAATTGTTCCTGTGTCATGCCACATCTACTAGATATATATTCTGTTGCTGTATTTTGCAAATGAGATAAAGTTTTTGCTTTTTCTGTAGTATTTGACGACGTGCTTCTGTGAAATCCATAGCCGGTCATAGATACCTCATGCCACATTAATTCTGCAGTGGGGCTTGCAGATCGAATATTCCCCACCATAAAAATCAAAAGTCCAGCACTTGCAGCTAAGCCATTTACTCTTGTTTCGATTGAGCGCCCAGTACCTCTAATCTTCCAAGCCTCCAAAAGACCTATGACTCGCCAAGCGTTTAGTAATGATCCCCCCGGACTTTGAATTTCAACAATTAGGTTTATAATTTCCGGGTGCCAATCTAACCATTTAATGACAGTGAATATGGCACCATCATTGATATCACCTAAAACATAATAAAAGGTTAAATCATCATTATCATTATAAGATATCTTCACACCAGTTATATCTGGCAATAGATATCTATCAAGGGGGTTAACTTTCCTAACCTTGAATGTGCCCGCCATATGGCATTTAAAACATTGTTCAACATTATCTACATCAAGATGGTCTTTTACAGGACAAATCTTTTCTTCGATCTCCTGTCCCAATGTTGGAGAACAGAAACCCAATGCCAATAACATACTCAGAGCTAGAATTATTAAAGATCTCATCTTTCTTCTCCTTTATATTATTTATTTAACTATCCTCACTTTTAAGTACATTATATCACACTTTGACTCAAAAGTCAAGTAAAAAGCGACATGGTATAGTCGATTTTTATCCTTTTCTCATTATATCTGCTAATTCTACAGCTCTATTTTTAACTTGCCGCGCCCATAAACTATCTAACATCTCATCAGCTACAGTATTATAGTCTCTTAGATCCATGGCTAAAAACATCTTTTTGAAGCCTAACAACTTAGTAAGCCCCAAGTTGAATACCATCTCTACCAAAACTTCTCGTCTGTTCTTTGTTAAAAAATCTATTCCTAAACTAATAACCTCAAATTGGGCCTGATGAATATCCTCTTCTAAGATAAGCTTTGCCACTCTTTTAGAGATCTTACATCCCTGCCCCATAAAATGGCCATATCCAATTGTCCACGCTCCACTGGTACACCTATATGGAGCTGAACTAAATCCTTCATGTCTCTTTATTCGCTCTTTAAGAGTTTCCACTATCCCACCAACTCTATCCTGAATGAATTACTTTCCCAATAGACCGTTCGGTTTATTAATCCAAGAACCTTGTAAGTAGTATTACCAGTAAATCTATAGGTATTCTCTTCATAATAAACACAAGGAAACCCATTTCTACGTATCTTTTCACTCTCATCACAACAGTCTGGGAGTGGATAACTCACCCAGATTGTCCTTTTCCCTTTTTCAATATTTACTGCCCACGTAACCCTAGCTTCTTCATGATAAGCCCCTTCACTATCAACCCTAACTAATTCTCTCATAGCTACAGCTCTCATATTAATTAAAGCGTTACATGTAAATTTAACACATACAGTCCCCCCAGGATTGTAGGTTTGATGTTTGACCTCAATTACTGGTGATAAGATATACCAAGGAACAAGATAAATAGCCGCTATTCCAATAGCAAATAAAAGGGATAAAATGAGAACTGAGTACAACAATATATTTCTTATCATTAAACCCACCCCATTAATAATATCTTTAGTATAGCCCCTGCAATACACGTTCCTATCAAAGCAACTACTCCGTAGACTAACTTCCTGATAGGTTCGAACTCTTGTTTAGTAATATAATGTTTTTCAAGTCGTACTTTAATTTCTTTAACATCTTCTCTAATATATTCAATATGAGTAAATAAATTCTTTTCTGTTACAACCTCTTTGTTGTCCATGCAGAATCACACCATCCTTAGTCTCTATAGATCGCAGTTACGTTATAGGTACAGGTACCACTATCTGACCCATTCTGACTTCTGATAACCAAACCATCATTTGTATTCATACCTCTAGGAGTTTCCCATAACATACGAGTGAAATCTTTACTACTACCAGCACTAAAATCAAAAATTGTATAAGCCATATATAGATCCCCCCTTATTTCAGTTCGGTGAGCACAAGTCCCCCGTAGAAAATGTTGGGGGTAGCAGAATTGCTAACTTTTACGCCCATTCTAATGTCAGATAAACTTTCCGAGATATTAACTAATTGATCAACAGAAGCTGAGGTAACACTAGTAGAATAGACCTCGGCCCATCTATCTAGAGGTGAAAATTTTCCCTCGATTCTGAGATAAAGCGTCGTAGCATTTAGGGTTGCGCATCCGTATTGAACGACTGTGGAATCGGCCTTCATTGGAAAAAGTCCAGCAGTAGCATTGTTTCCTCCTGCGGCGGTATATACGTAAGTTGTGGCAGTGACGGTGGCAGCATTAAACATCCACCTGCCAGATTGACTCATTACAGACATGAAAATCACTCCTTAAATTAAGATAATAACATCTTCCAAACAGCGCGAGCGTGAGATTGAGAAATATACAGCAACAGATCAATAGTAGAAGGAAGTAATAAATTTTTATATGGAAGGATAATACGACATATATTGCACATTAAACACCAAAATAGGATTTAATGTGCAATATATGTTGCACTATAAACAAAGTTCTTTATATCGTTTAAGTAATTCTTTTCTTGTTATAGCAGACACATCTCTCTTTCTTATGTTTTCCGTGGCTGGGAGCATCTGCAGATTAATAGGACTGGCTATAATTCTAGGGAGTATATTATACTTATAACCATCAGCAACAGAAAATATATGATCTAAATGATATCCCATACTACTTCTTTTGTATTTTTGGGGGTTTATCCGATAAAAATACTTATGATAGCTATGATTAGTTAATCTATCCACACATTCTCTATATGAATAGTAATCTATAATACTATCCCCCCTATATTTAATTTTTTTCTTCTCATAGCATTTCCTACATCTAGTACCCCCCCTAAAGGAGCTCCAACTCATCCAAAATTCATGCCCCTCATTACATTCCATTAACATTTTAGTATTATTATTTTTATATACGTCAGTTTTAAGAACATATTTAATCTTTCCTATCTCACTCCTAATTTCTTCTATAGTTTTCTTTCCGCGTCCAGAGCACTTAGTACATCTAGTACCCGCTATACCAAAGGCGTCCCAACTCATCCAAAGCTTATGCCCCTTATCACATTTCATTAGCATCTTTGTATGTGCATTTATATATTCTGTAGACAAAAGTTCATAATCTTCACTTTCGATATATTCCCTAATTCCTTCTATTGTTTTACGTCTACTCCCTCTTGACTCTGAGCATCTACGATCACTACTAAAATATTCCCAATTCGTATAAAATTCATGACCATCTGGACATCTAATAAGTAACTCAGTCTTATTATTAACATACTCATTAGATAAAAGCTTATACCCCATATTTTCAATATAAGCCCTAACCTCTTCTATAGTTTTCTTCCTGGAAGGGTCACACTCTGGACAGCCTCCCTGCCCCTGCTGAAAATTATTCCAAATAACCTTATACTCATGCCCTCTACTACACCTAAGTAATAATTTATCAAAGGCATTAATATATACATTACTCAAAAGCTTATACCCCTTACTCTCAATATAAATCCTAATCTCATCAATGGTTTTCTTTCTATTGGGGTAACACTTAGGACACCTACTACCAGCATAAAAATTACCCCAAGTACTTAAATACTCATGACCCTTATCACATTTAATTTTTAATTTATGCTTGCTATTAACATATACATTACTCAACAACCTGTACTTAATTTCTTCAATTTTGCCTCTCACATACTCAATCGTTAATTTCTTTCCCATCTCAATTCCTCCTTAATAGGTTAAGGGTTGGGGGTGATTAAGGCACCCCCATTCAGAGTTAATTAGACTCTTACCCTATGTTAAATAGTTTATCCAGTAGTTAGTGTAGTTGCCAATATGCTAGATACAAAGATCCATGCTTCACCTGCACCCGAATTTTGACTAAGGTACAAACTTCCAGGTAAACTTGCAACCGAAACTAATGGACTAGCAGCTGCAATAATTGATGCGGAGTTTGTAGATACCGCACCAGAAAATATGTAGGCAGTACTACCCAACTTCACATAGCTAGTTGCCTTCACAATTGCACCACTCACATCTCCTGTTACATCTCCTGTAACTGCACCTACAAATGAATCTGCTGTTATAGTGGAAAAGTTACTTATTGTCTCCGTTCCTACCTTTCCCTGGAGCGAACTGCGATAATGGCTGGTTCCCAAAATAATCATCCCCTTTGTTAGAGTGCGCTACCTCCTTTTGGGAAGAGGTAACGGTATGATACCGGACAGTATCAATCTCTTTTATTTGGGTTTATCTAAAACCCATTCTTTTGCTCTTTTCTCAGTTTTCCCCCGAACTTCCCGAACTGTAAAATCATGAACAGTTACAAGCAGTTCAGCAACACTCAGATTTGGAGTACGAACTACTGACTGTTTTTTCAATCTTTCCACTTCCATTTCTGCTTTGTTCATCTGATGTTGAATCTGAACTTGTACAGGTAAATCCGATCCTAACATAAAATTATGAGCAATGGCCCTCAAGTCTTTTTCTTTCATGCCAAACTCATCCAAGAATCCCTTTAAGGTATTATCTTTCTCTTTTACATCAAATATCCGTTTAGATATTTCTGCAGGAGCTATTCCAGGCACTTCTACAACATTAGCCTCTTCCCCTAAACGATCATTCTCTTCTTTGTCAATATTATGTTTGTTTTTAAGGTGAGCTCCTAAATTAAGGAAGCCCTCATTGCAGATATTACAATTCTCTTTCTTAGGAGAATTGTCTTTCTCTTTAACTATCTCTGCATATTCTTCCATTGTTTTTTTGTGATAATTCACTATATGGCTTTCTAAATCTTTAAATGTTCTGCTACAAATGTGACATCTTATCATTTCTGTTGTTTCTGTCATTATTTTCTCCGCTTATTTGCCTTCTTTAAGAAATTCTTTCAACACGTTGAACATATGTCTATAGACATCATTTTCTCCATGATCCATACTCTTCAGTGTTTTTACTATCGCTCCCCCAATTATAGTCTGTTAATTGGATTGGAGTATCAGATTGTTGATTCATTATTTCATTCAAAATTGCTAATCTATCTTTCATCGTAGTTGATAAATAACCCACTACAGTTATTTTGAGAGTATCCTGTAAAAGATGTACCAAGAAATGTGCCTGTTTATCTGTTAAAATCATTTTTACCTCTTCTCTAACTGTTCTGCTACTGGTTTTGTGGTATCTACATAAAAAGGCTTGTAATCATCTTCAGTTCCCCACGCTCTATCAATATCATCTCTGTAGGCCTTCATGCCTGGGCTCTCCTTAGCAAAAGTACCATACAACGTATCCCCGTGCTCCCACTGGTATGCCTTAGACATATCCACTGAAGTTCTTGGAACTGTGTCAGGCAATCTTGGGATTGGGGTACCTGTAGTGATAGACCTATCTGTAAGACTCCTATCAGGATATAAATCATCCTCTGGAGCGATTAGAGTAGATGCAATTGCTGTTTTGGTTCTATTACTGAATGCCATTATTTACGTCTACCGCCTTTACGTGGCTTACAAGTACCTTTACCTCTGCCCGTTTTTGGGCCATTTCCGCGGGGGCCTGTGCCATCTCGGTTGGGCATATAAAATCATCTCCTATTGACTCCATTTCCAAGCTGTGTTACCACAATCATATATACGCCTATATCCTGCATTCCTCATATTCTCACGTTCTGTTAGTTCCTTATTAAAATTTTCAAGCTTATTAGAAAGCACTGATTTTCTGAAGTTAAACCGATGTACTCTCTTATCTCCAACTATATACCAGTAATTAGGCTTAGAATCATGTGAATATTCAAATCCTAAGTATTGGTACAAATTCCCTCGTGACCATCTTTTATCCCCATACGTTACCATTGTTTTTGGATTAAAACATTTCACAAAGTGCTTAAAAAGTTTAGACGCCATTCCTGCCGAAATAACATTAAAATCTGTACAGAACCTGTTGAGTTCCCATTCATTGTCACTACGCCTCGAAACATTAGGTTTACCAAAAGTCATTACAGATATAAGCCTATCTGAATAAAATGCCCCCAGCTTAACTTTAGAAGTGTCTGCTCCTTGAAGATGGTGCTTATTGATGAACTCATTCTTTACTTTAGGTGATATTTCTCTAATTTCACATTTACGAGCAGCAATTCTTTCACTATTGGATATCCCTAACTTATATAATAATCTGGATGCAACTACATCCCTTCGATTAAGCCATTCATCCTCAAATATAGTTATCAAATCATAACCAGCCTTAGTACATTTCTCTAATTTATCTAAATGATAATTGCTTTTTTTAAACTTTTCTGAGTGCCAGTATAAACCACAATATTCAATGGCTAACTTCTTTGAGGGGATTACCAAATCTAACTCAAACGGTTTTATTATTGTTCTATCATTTCTTATGGTGTCTGTAAAACTAGGTTCTATTAAATCAAATATCTCTTGTTCAGCTCTAGATAACCTATTACCACACACAAAACACCCCCTACCATTAATCCAACTATTCCATGAAATAGAATAATCGTGTCCTTTAGGACAAATATAATTTATAGGTGTTTTATTATTAACATAAGTTTTTTCTAAATCTGCATCTAATATGTACTTCTTGGACTCAAAACTTTCCCTAATAACACTTACATCAACTCGTTGTTGGCTTGGTAAATCACAATTGCTCTGTTTGAACTTATCTACAAATTTCTCTACCTTCATTGGGTTGTCAGACCCATACTTAGTTGTACAGGTATCTTTTCGTTTCTGAACTGAGCCATTTCTCTTTATGGTACATTTTCTACAGTATTGGTGCTCTACTCTATCTTTTCTATGAAGAGCATACCATACAGTTTCTTTGACCTCCCCACACCCATCACACGAATACCAAACTCTTACACACTTGTACCCATATTTACCAACTAAACTTAGATCTACATCTTTACCATTTTTCTGTGCTTTAATAATCATATTATCCTCCTAAGATAACCCCTGTTAGTTTAAAGTGGGGAGGGAGGTCAGGAAAACCTCTTTTCGGGAATGACCCTATCCCCACTTTTGACTATATTATATCACATTTGAACATATATGTCAAGTAAAATCGTATATGTCAAATATGATATAAGTAAAAAAGTTTAACTTGCAGCAATATTTGCTGCATAAGTGCCCCTCCAATTAGTTATGCATCCACCCCATCTCGTAAATACTGAAGCAAAATAGTCCTTGGAAGTCTCATCCTGCCAAAAGTCTAACTCGATATCTTGGCGATCAGTTGCCATGAAACCAAACTTGCGTTTCAGTAAGAACCAACCATCAACATCAGTAAGATAATGCCACTGAAGCGGAGCCACAATACTCTTCAAAACATTCACATCGTTGTCCTGTGATCCAGGAATCAACGTACTATTAAGAATCTCATCGGCAGTAAACTTAAGTGCCGGCGGGATTAACAGAGTATCAGGAGAGATATCTATGATATCCCCTCTCTCATCCCTGTTGTTAGTAGTAGTAAACGTAGTATACGTGGTCTTAATATTAGCCGCAGTCAGCGCCCTAGTCGCAGTATAATTAATATACGTATTACCAACCTTATCAGGATGCGCTGTATCAAACAGAGGAAGACTATCATAAATAAAGTCTCCAGACGAATCGGTAACAACACCAGTAATGGTATTATCAAACGGATCATCTCTCCCTGCAGTTAACGCCCCATGGTTGAAAAATTTAGCGTAGAACTTCTCTTTGGTAATTGGGAGCTGTCTACCCCAAGTACCGACAGTAGTCTGCAGCATATTCCCAACCTTCTGAGCATCCGCAACAGTCTCATAACTCATACGAACAATACGACCAAAAGAACGATTCTTACACACTATGGTGTAGGATTCAATCGGAGTATCGGTCTGCATGTCCTCGCCTTCAGGCTTTTCTAACAACTCTCCAAGGCCAATGGCCGAAGTGAATTGTTCGTAGGCCGCGTCCGAAGGAACAATTTCAAAAAGTTCCTCATAAACCGGAGGCATTTCGGGATAAGCTTCCCAGAAATATTTATAGGCGTCCTTTTTCATGCTTTCTGTAAACTGACTTCTATGTACACCTGCCATACTCTAAACACCTCCCTTATACATTTTCCCAATATTTGGGCTTTACTTTCACGAATACTGTGTCATTCGTGTCATCGAAGTCAACAACAGTCAGCATCTCAACAGATGCGGTGTTGCCGATATCGGCATACTGCATACCACCAGAAGTTACAATTGCAGCTCCCTGGCCCACGTTAGTGGCCGTTAGTGAGGTATCCGAACACGGCATTTCAAAAACACCGTTAGCGAGATCGTATATAACAAATACTCGATCAGCCTTGGCTGTTGAACTAGAAGTCCAATAAGCCTGCCCACTATCATCCTTGGGCGTTACTGCCCAACCCATTACCGTAGTAGCTGCATTACAGTCTGCTAATGTAACAGCACCAGTGCTGTCCATAAATACAAACTTTCCACCTCTACGATAAAATACTTGGCTGCTGGCTACAGGATATTCTCTACCCTTGCCATCACCTTCCCTTATTCCATACCTAATTTCTGCCATTAATTATTCACCATCCTTTTACTTATTGAATTTGTCTGGTAATATATCTTCATAGTTAGGGATATTTTTAATTAAATCCCAATCCATTTTATCTTTCTTAATCGAAGTATTCTCTAGTGCCCAACAGGGCCTTAGATTTACCAAACTCCAACATTTTTTAAACTCCACGTCATCTGTGGATGTGAATTCATAAGAATTCCTAGGAATAATATGGTCTATATGCCATCCAGCCTTCCCGTAATTACTCCAAGACATACCTACCTCAAAGTTACTTTCTAAGTAGGCCTTGAGTTTATCTATAGTGAAACCTACAATATCTTCCCAATGTCTGCCATTCTTACCTTCTCCGTCAACTAAAGAATGATGAATTCCCCTAGACATATTTTTACCAATCTTGTAAGAGGGAGAACCCCTCTTCTTTTCATAGTAGCACTTAGAATAACCTTGTACCTTGCCTATATTATTGGCGGCCCAAGTACGATAGATTTTTCTATACGCCTTCTTTGCCTCTTCAGACCTAGAATAATACCTCTTTCGGGTCTTCTCTTTGTGACAGTCTTTACATTGGGAATACCTAGCATAGAACTCATCTGTAGGTTTCCATTTATTACATACAGTACATTGCTTCAATCCTAAATCAATATACTCTTGATTCTCTTCATACCAAACTTTGTATTTGAGAACCTTGATTATCTGCCTTCGTAATCTCTTTATAGCATTCTCACAATCTCTGCAAGGATGTCTATAATAAATCTTACCTGAGTCTAATACTTTATATACCCTAAAAGCAGATTCATCCTTCCAATTACCACATTTTCCGCAGTATTTCATGTTGTACCACCCTCCTATACTAAGTGATGGGGGTCGAAACGCAGTATAGGTGCCTTTCTACGAGGTAGCTACTCCTCACCCCCACATATTCATTGGGTTATAAGTTCTTTCTTTTCTCTTCAATTGCAGCAAATTTAGCATCCCTCAGCTTCTTAGTATCAATTAAATCCTCAACACTAAGTCGCTTGAAATCGGCCTCTTTGATAAGAGCCTCATCTTTTGGGTCATAGCCATCTGTCTGCTTTTGTGTGCTCTTAGTAGTTGTAGACGTCTCTGACTGCTTGGTTCCGGTGCCCTCCGTATTGATCGTAGCTTCTATCAAATTCTCATTGTCCTCATCTGATAGAAAGTCTTCGACCCTCTCCTCGACAGTCTTCTCATCCTTCAATTTACCTTTAGCATCACGTTCCAAAAAAACGAATTTATCCAAATCCGAGTCGTAACTAAATTCTCTCTCAAGCAGCCTAACAACCTGAGATGGATTAAGTGCCTTATGTTTTACAGCCACTTTAGTAATCTCATTCTCAAGCTTAGCCCCTCTCAAAAGATTTATATGCTCTTCTTTTTGTTCTAATTCTTTTTCTTTTTCTTCAACTTTAGAGGAAAGAGCAGTTGTCTCACTAGCCATCTTATCTTTCAGCTTATTGAATTGTCTTTCAAACTCTAATGACTTCCTTTCAAACTCATCTGCATTCTTGAGTTTGTCCTCTTCCTCTTTTTCGGTTACTCCAGTTTTATACTCTTTGAGATCTTTAAGCTCTTCAATCATTGTCTCAATATCAGATTTATCTGGAATATCTTTTATAGTACTCCTGATCTCATCCAAGTCTTTTTTGAGCTTACGTTTATCTGTTTTTGCAGAATCCCTTTGTCCAATTACCTTTTTAAGTTCTTCTTTTAGGGAATCAACATCTTCGTCTTTCCCTTCTTTCTTCTTTTTAGCATCCGCTTCTTTCTCTTCAGCTTCTGCTTTAGCCTCCGCCTCAGCCTGAGCTGCTTTCTCTTCGTCTGTCATATTATTCTTTTATCCTCCAATAGATTATTATTTCCTTTTCCTTGCTTGTTTTTTATTTTTAATAGGCTTCTTATTAGCAACCTTCTTTATAGCTTTAACCTCTTTTTCCTTCTTGACAGCTAATTTCTTGGCCTCCTTAAGAGCAGCATTCATTCTAGATTTGTCTGCTCTAATAGCCTCTGCTTCCATTAAGGCATAAGCATCTGATTCTGCTCTCCATTTCCTATCTTCAACTGTCATTACCCCCATATTATCCTCCGATAGAATTATTTTTAACAATCACACTACAATCGAGAACCCACCCAACAACTCGAATTAAATATTTAGCTATTGCTAAACGTATTCTAAATTCTTTTGTGTACTTTATTGTAACATTTATAATAACTGATTTATCTAACTTTCTAATCTTTAGGGGCTTAATAATTTCAGCCATAACATTCTCCGATAGAATTAATTTATACCAACCATTCTTAATTGTAAAGATACAATTTCATCTTCTCCCTCAAAATCAACCTTATAAAACGATTGACTTGAATAACCCCCTGAGATAGTTGCACCAGCACTTGTGGATGAACATAAGATAACCTGAGACATATCAGAGATCAAGGTGTAATCACTAGTGTCAATTGTAATTGAAGTATCTGTTGTAAAAAGCAAAGATCCATCTGAAAGCCAATAAACACCATCACCAGCAATCGTAATGGTACCTATTTCTTGATACCAATCCTTCGACATTATCCTAGCCAACTTTTCAAGCCTGAACTCAACCTTAACAATACCATTCTCAACCCTACTTGAATCATCTACATCAGGATGATTAATAGGAACAAATTTGAACCGCTTTCCTTCAGTAAGTGATCTATCAAGAAATCGCTCAAGATCAAGATAGTCTGTAGAATCAATAATGAAATCGCCTCTCTCGCTAACTTTAGCCCCATCAATATATACTGTAGCAGAGCATCTACGAATATTATTATTCTTTATACGTATCTTATATTCTGTACCAAAAGGAACAGCTACTTCACCATTAAACTCCCTAACAGGATTTCCATCTTTCAAAATGGAAATTGCAAATTCGTTCTTAGACATTGCATAAGTCCAACTTGAAAATAGGAATACAAGTAAGAATGCCCATATTGTACTTTTCATCTTTATCCTCCAATTTATTTTTATGCTCCCAAAAACTGTAAATTATTAAATGCTGTTTAACCTATCCTGATAACAGTCTTCACACCACCATTCTTCTTTGTTTTCTTCGTCTTTCTCCAACAATTCTGGAAACTCATCAAGGTACGGATCTGTGTCTTTAATGGTGGCTTTATTTCCACATTGAAAACATCTCATAGGTTATATTCTCCATTTAACACTGCATATCATGATAGATTGTTATTTCTCTTTTCTATGACTTGTTCCTTCTTTAGTTTTTTGTTCACTAGTCTTGGTAGTTTTACCTAAGTCTGTATTTGGATTACCGCGCTCATCTGTAAGGCTATCTGTATTAGCTGCAACAGGTTCAACTATGCCGTCTCCACTCTCAATCTCCGATTCTATCTGAGTACGAATACTTTGAGGACTGGTGGGTATAACTCTTCGCACTATATTCTTCTGTATGGTTTTGTTGAGAACTGGTGAAAAATTATGCTCCATAATATTCATATAATTTAGAAGTTCCTCTTCAAGAGCTGCAATATCAAAACTGGTTGGATATTTCACTTCTTCAAAACTCTCAACATCCTTACCAAGCTGCATAAGAGCTAACCTAGAAAGGCTGTTTTCAAATTTCTGATAAGACATAGCTTTATCACTCAGGGCTGCATTTACCCCCATAAAGCTCATCTGTGACTGACGACCTGAAGACTGGGTGTAAAGATCTGAAGTTCCACCAACAAGTGAAGCAAGGCGAAAACACTCTTTCACCAGATCAGTCGTCAATCTCCATACTGTTGATATAATTTCTGCGTCTGGAGAAATGTAAGCAGGCATAGTGCGTGATTCTGAACTATAAGTCCACACGGATGACGTACCAAGTTTTACTAACGGATTAGCCGTTCCGTCCTCTGCGGCCTCGGCCAATGAGCCATCATCGGGGACCACCAATTGGCTAAATGCCTGGCGTGCAATACTCTCTGATATGAGAGAGCAAAAATTCATTATCTCTCTATTTATGAATACAACGTCCTTTATCAGCGACTCACCAATTTTGTCATCACCATAATTGGCTGTGTGATACATTGTCGCAATGGGAACCACCCCTAACGGGTTATCCCCTTTCGGGGGAGTACCGTCATCAAACTTTACCGACTCACCATCTTCATTCTGGATCTCCCAATTTTCTGTAGTGATAAGCTTATAGTGAAGCTCCTCTTCTCTCTCTACCGTTGGGTCCAGATCTCTGTAGAAAACTGATTCTATGATCACCCATCGGAATCGTCCTTCTTTATCGAGCGACCAATCTCTTAGCTGGTGCGGATATATAATACTGCCATACGGATTGATATTCCCATTTCGCACATCGGCTTTTGACATTTTCCGCTTAGGCGATATGGGCATGTCAACTAGGTAGTGGATGACTC